CGTCGGCCGTGATGTCATCCCCGCCGGGAGGAGTCAGGCGCTTGACGAGCTGCTGGTCGTCGTAGTTGGTTGTGACGATGGTCGGCATATAGCCTTCATATCGTCCGTTAATGATGGCGTAAATCTTTGAGATCCCCCAGTCGGTGGCCGGTTCCTTTCCCATATCGTCGATGATCAAGAGCGGCACCTGCTTGTATAGGGTGAGGACTGTGCTCTCGCTGTCTGCGTTCTTCTCGTATGTCCTCTTGATGCGCTCCAGCAGGTCGATCATGGTCATACATATCACGGCTGTGCCTTGGTTCATGAGCTGGTTGGCGATGGCAGCCGCGAGGTGAGTTTTTCCGGTTCCTTTTGGCCCGGTAATAAATAGGCCATTCCGTCCGGGATCCGGGTTGTTTGGCCCGGGGAGCTTCATGTCGAAGTTGTCGGCGTATGCCTTGGCCACTTTGGCGGCCTTGGCGTTTTCTTTTGTGATCTCAAAGGTGTCGAATGTCCTCCGGAGGAAGCGGGCATTGATCCCACTCTCACCGATGATCTTCTTGACGCGTTCCTGCATCCTGCGATCAGCTTCAGCCTGTCGACGCTGCCGTTCTGCTTCCTCAGCCGCCGCCTTTTTGGCCTCTTGCTCTTTTACGGCCTCCGGACAGGTGCACGGCTCCGGGCCGTATGGCATCCAGAAGATCCGGCCCTGAAGTCTCATGCCTTTGGTGTATCGAGGGGCCCCGCAGAACTCGCAGGGCACCGGCTCAGGAGCTCCGAGGGCTGCCACGTCAGGGTCATTGCTATACACGACAGTGTCGAGCGGCTTCGGATCCTCGTCATTCGTCGGTCTCGTCGTCTCCTGCGATATGGAAGCCCGAGAGCTGCGGCGCTCCGTTGTCCCTGCCAGTATATTGGCGATTGACTCCACTCTGATCTCCTCCTTTGTCGTCGTATTTGCCTTCCAGCACCTTGGTCATGTTGGTCGGCTTGGTTATCCAGTCGAAGTCAGCCATCCAGTTCCGATCATTGTGACCTTTCAGGAAGCTGCTGGCCTCGGTTTTTCGGAATAAGGTCTCGAAGGCTTCGAGATCCTTGTATGTTTTCCAGCGTGCAGCCACGGCCTTGCGTCTTTGTCCCTCTATATTGAGCACTTTCGGGAAGCTCACGCAGATCTCGTTGTATAGCTGCATGATTTTTTCGAAGGGGACGGGCTGCTGCTTTTCCCCTTTAGGGGGTAGGGGGTCTATATCTTCTTCTCTTGTATACTCTGGTCTACTCTGGTCTACTCTGCCTCCGGTTGTTTGTTGGTCGTCGGCAGACTGTCCGGCGGTCGTCCGGCGGTCGTCCGGCGGTCGTCCGGCGGTCGAACTTTGAGCGGAGCGGCGTCTCTTGGATCTTTCTCTCTCCGCGATCCTCTGGTCGATTAGCTTGCCTGCGTACTCATACCAGTCATGGATCTCGAGGCCGTTCTCACCTTCGTCCAGCCATTTCGATGCCGTCAAGGCTTCCACCAGTCGATCCGGGTCGCCTTCCCACTGTGCAGCTCTGGCGATTATTCTGGAGGATATGCCTCCGAGGGTTCCGCTCGGAGCATTATCCAGCGCCCATAGCCAGAAGGAGATCAGGATCCCCATCATGTGGGGCGGTGTAACTTCGAGTATGTCGGCAGCCTCTAAAAGTTTGCGGTGATCTTTGAGTGTTTGATGAACTTGGAGCCATGCCATGACCTGATCCTCCTTTCTGTGCTTGGTCGTTTTCCGGTTGCCCGGCGGTCGTGTTAGAACGGCAGGTCGTCATCGGAGTCTTGAACCTCCTCGAAGCCATCCGGAACCGATGGAGAGGAGGAGGCGTGTGAGTCGCCTCTGTTACTGTCTGCGAAGTAAATGTTTTCGGCCACGATCTCAATGCTTTTGCGGCTTTTGCCGTCATTATCCTGCCATTTTCTTGTCCGCAGCGTCCCGTCGACGACTATCTGGCGGCCCTTTGTGAGGTAGTTGGCCGCGAACTCGGCCCGGTTTCTCCATGCGACGATCGGCAAAAAGTCGACGGCCTTTTGCCCGTCACTGGTTGGGCGGTTTACTGCCAGATCGAAGGTTGCGACAGGGGTGCCGCTGGTTGTGTATCTGAGTTCTGGATCTGCGGCCAGTCGGCCGAGCAGTTTAACATCATTCATGAGCTGTTCCTCCTTCTGCGGCTGCTTTATCGAGGGCAGCGCATACCTCGTCGTATTCAGCCCGGTTCATGAGTGCCGGGTTCTGTTAGTGGTACTTATCAGCGATGCGCTTGTTGACGAGCTCTCTGCTTATGCCGGCAGCCTCGCCGTTGAGGTACATCCTTTCGAGCTGCTTATCGCTTAGCGGTTTTTGAGCTCCTGTGTTGCCTTGTGGCGCGTTTTGCTGTTGTGGCCGGGTGTTTGATTGGCCGCTGCTATTTTTCGCGCCCTGCGGCGTATTCTGTGGCGTTCCGGTGCTGTTGAAGCCATTGGCGTCCGGATCATCCTCACCTTGGTCAATGCTGAACTTCTCGAACAGGTAATACTTCAGGCAATAAGTCCACGCGCTTCCCTTGGCCTTGGCCGGGTCATCGTTCCAGCCGATGGCGTGGAGGGTGACGGTTTCGGTGTCGTCCGGATCGTCGACGTTCGTCCATTTGACAGTCAGGTCGGCCTCGTAGAGGAACATGAGGCGCTCGCCGTATTTGGTCTTGGCCATGATGGTGGTGTAATAGATGGCGTTGCCGAGCTCGTCCTTCTTACTGGGTACCTCAGCTATGACGTCAAAGTTGACGCCGACCTCGTTCATCACTGGGGTGATGGCCTCCCATACGTCGTAGATCTTGGCGAACTTATAGTCGACGCCGTCGCTGTATTTTTGTTTGATGATCTTCGGGCAGGCTTTCCGTAGCTCGACGACTTTCTGATGAAGGGTCATGGCCTCGTGAGGGATCTCACTGGTCTGCGGTGCTGCCTTGTCCTTCTCCTTAGTTGCCGCCGCGGTTGCGCTGGCGGTCTTTTTTGTGGTGTCAGCCATATCGATCCTCCTTCCTTAGTCGACGACGAACGTGTCAGGCTGCTGCACGACGGTGATGCCTTCCACGATCTCGCCGGTGTCGGCCATCGTGGCCAGCCCTGCCTCGAGGTTGAGCTTTTTCTTGAGCTCTCCCCATGTCGGTTTTTCCTCGACCTTTACGAAGTCGGTGTACCCGTTGGATTTCAGCCATTTCACCAGCTTCTCGTCGTCCAGTGTGGCCTTGACTCCTCCCAGTTTGAGGACGAGGTTGCCAGAGAGTAGGCGGTATGTCTCGCGGGTCTTGGTCTTTTTATGCGGTACGGTGTTGAAATACTGGGCCAGCTTGCTGGTCAGGAAGCCAGTGTTCTGCTCGAAGCGTCTCTTGGCCCTGTCGATTTTCTCCTGAATTTCAGCGATCTGCTGCTCGCCGAGCTCCCGGATGCGGTCATATTCCTGCTTTTCCTCTTTGATTTTGCGAACGGCCCAGTCGGCGCATCTGTCGTCGGTGATCATGAACTCCTTGCGCTCCGGTTGAGCGTCGACCGGAAGATCTCCGGGGAGTTCAATGCTTTCCAGTTCCTCGAGGGTGATCGGGTACATTTCGGCAGCAGCCTCCGGAGCTGCGGCCTCGTTTGCCTGTGCCTGTACTGGCTGTTTTTGCTCTATTTCTGCCGCGATGGCGGCGATGGTCTTATCACTCATGACTCTTGTCCTCCTTGCTTACTTTTGTTCTAAGCTCCTCCAGCAGCTTCTCCTTGTCTGCCGGCTCTGTTTTATATTTCAATGCGTCATATGCGTCCTTGAGGTCGTTGTACTCATTCATGAGGCCACTAAACTTGCTCTTGAGCTCGTCCAGCTCAGTGGTGAGCCTTTTGACCTCGGCGTCTTTGGTCTGCCAGTGGCGGTACCAGTTGTTGTCGTCAGCCTTCAGTCTTTCGACTTCAGCCTCGGCGTTGTAGGCTCTGGTGCTCATTTCTGCGAGCGTGTCGGTTAATATTTGGATCACGGTTTTCTGAGTGTTTTCATTCATGCTATTTGCTCCTTTCTTAGGTTTTTGATTGCATACTCGAGTGCAAGGATGTCGCACTCGTATTTGAGGTTGTCCTCGTCAATTATGTGGAGTTTCTTGCGTTCTGCGAGCAGTTCCTCGAGTTGTTCGATGACATCGAAGCCTTCAGGAAGATCGCCTTGTCGAGCATTTTGGGTCAGATCCTTGTCATGGCACGGAGTGACTGGCTGAATGGTGGAGGTCAGCTCTGTCGTGTTTTTTGCCGTCAGCAAGTCCGGCGTGGTTGCTATGGTTTTAGGTTGTTTTGATGTCTTGGTTGGTTTTGGTTTGTCCTCTCCGAAGCACTTCCCGAGCTCCCAGTCATCACGACGGATGTCAAAGGCATCCCCGAGTTGGATGATGTCTGGATAATTTGAGAGCGCGACCTTCATTGCAGGCTCGTTTATCTCGTAAGAGTAATAAGTCACGTTTTTGAAGCCCATTTTGTCAAGACAATAGCGTCCCGTGCCAATGCCGTCGTACATACTGAGGACGACGATTTCCTCGTCACGCGGAACGTCTTTTAGCGCTCCGTTGAGGATATGGATAATAACCTCAGCAGTCCATCCGTTCCCGAGAGCCTTATATCTTTGTGTGTTGCTTACGGCTGCAGTGTAGTTGTCCGGGAGAGTTTGAAGGCGTTCGCACTCGATCGGCGTCAGCTTTCTGATTATGTAGAATCCGTCGGGTAGCTTGATCGGGTACTTTTTGCCCTTAATTTCAACCATTCCGTCGATTACTTCGTAAATAGGACGGATATCGGTGTTTTCATCTGCTGGTACGGCATAAAGTCCAGTCTTGGCTCCTTGACCGCCACCATTTGCCACGAGGTTGACAGACTTGCCTTGATAACTGTAAACTCGGTGAGCTTGTGACTCGCTCCCTATGCTTCCGATCCGGATTGGTTCTGCGACCATGCTGTCGGTCTGCACTGTGGTCAATGCGTTGGCTTTTGGGACTCCACTGGTCTCGAAAGGGCGATAGAGCTTGCCGTCATCCTCGCGTCGGTTTCTGTATCCGATGCCGACAGCTTCAGCGACCATTTTGCGACGTCCTGCCTGAGTGTCGAAGCCAGTTCTTCCGAGTGTTTTGTAGTAGTTTGCGTCCAGAGTATAGGCTTTTTCTCGTATTGCGATGTCGCTTTCAAGAATGTCACCGAGCAAGATGCCACGATCCTCTGGTTGTTCCACCTTCCAGTTGAATGCATAAAAGCGTTGACGGTTTTGTGCGCTGACCAGGGCGCTGTTGATATACATAAGATCTACGCCGAGTTCTCTGCTGATCTGGTCTTTTATTGGCTGTGCGACACTTTTGTTGTTCTCGTAGAGGAAAAAATCAGGTTTGAATTTTTCCTTGGCGATCAAGTAGTTTCTGAACAGTTCCCAGCCGAGGCCTTTAGCCTCGACCTCTCTGTTGTTCTTTTGTGCGACGCTCCAATATGTACACGGAGAGCCGCCGATCAATAATTTAATCATGTTCTGCTCCTTTCTCAGGTTTTTCCGCAAAGAAGCGGTGCCCGTTTATCTCGATCACGAAGTCCTGAGACTCGTGCCAGTCGCTTTTTGTCCGATCCGGTGCGTAGAAGTAGAGGATCGGCTCAGTCGTTACATACCAGCCGTCATCGAATACAGCGGCCACGGCCTCCGGTACCGTGCCTTCAGGATCGGGCCTGCTCTTGGCGTACTTGTACTTTGTGAGAACTTCGAGCGGCCTGATGCCATCCTTCTCGCAAGCGTTGAGGATGCACTGGGCGACTGCGACCTGACCGGCGAACGGTTCGCCAACGGCCTCGGCTGTGACCACTCTCTCGATGATGTCGCGTTCCTCGGCTGTCAGCTTATACCTTGGAGGCTTCTCCGGAGCCTGTATCACGATCGGAACGACTGCCGGCTCCATAGATATTGACGGCGCTGCCGTTGGCTGTTCTGTGGTTGTCGGCAGGTCGACCGGCGGTTGTTCGGTGGTCTGCATCCGGTCGCTGATGGTCTTAATGCTCCATGCCACCCACACTACCAGCAGGATCATGATGACGGCTGCGGTACGCCTGCGCATCTTCAGCTTTTTGCGTCTGCGTGCTATAATGGAGGAGGTCATTGGTATTGCTTTGAGCGGTTCTGATGATCTCCGGGAGCTGTCAGGTGCGAGCTGGCAGCTCCTTCTCGTTGCCTGATACATTTCATCACCTCGTTGTATTGAGCTGCCTCCAGAGAGAGGGGCTCATGTTCAAAATGCTCCAGCCAGCAGCCTCCAGCTCGGTGGCTCTGTCGTAGCTCTTAACGTCCTGACTGTGACGGGTGACAGCATTGGCCAGTCCGTAGAGTGAGAGGTCGCCGCCTTGGATTAGGTGCCCGAGGACGCCGTTGCTCTCCTCTTGAGTCAGGCCGAACTCCTTGGCCGATAATTCAACGACCTGCGGTACGAGGTTGGTCTCCATCTTGATCTCAGCAGCCTCGCGCATCTTTGCGACGATGGCGTTGAACTTTGTCTGGTCGACAGCTGCGCGAACTGTGTCCTCGATCTTCATGAGGAAGGCCCGGTCGTCTGCTTCGATGGTCTCGTCCCTGAAGATCTCGAAATTGTCGCCGACTTCATTCGTGCGGCCGACGTGGTACTTCCTGAGACTGTTGTCTGCTGCGATCATGCCGTTGCTGCATACCAGTCGATAGATCAGAGGGCTGACGCTTACGCTGCCTTGTCCGGTTTCTGAGTTGGTGATCACGATGCCGGCCTGAACGATGTCGCCCTTCTTAACCTCTGCGGTGATCCTCTGGTTCACGACTTTGAGATACATCCGGGAGTCAGTGAGCTCGCAGCTCTCCACGACGGCCCCGTCCATTTCTGCGATGACAGGGAGGACGGTCTGAGCGACCTCGTAATTGTCGATCCTGCGGTACTTATTGGAGAGGAAGGCGCGGGCCGTTCCGTCCAGTGTTCTGAGCATCCTCTGAGAGGGTGTTCTCTCAAACCAGCCGTTCACGTTTGCGGCCAGCAGCTCAGGGAAGTCGGTGCGCATCTTGTCATAATAGCGGGCCGGGATGCCGAGGTGCTGCCCGATCTGTCTGTGGGCGATGTCGTTGACGTTTAACCTCTGGATCTCGGTGAGCCCGCTGGAACCTTGCCCGAAGTTTACGTCAAGCATGAGGTGGCCGTCCTCTTTGCTGGGTGACAGACGCAGGGCGGGCGTGTCCACTAAATAATCACGTTTTGCTTTGAGCTGGCGATCCAGCTCGATGGCCAGTTCTTGAAGGGTTCTTCCTGTTTTCATTGTGTTTTTGCTCCTTTCGTATTTGCGGCTCAGTGGGCCGCCAGTTTTGTTTGGCGCTCCTTTTTCCAGCGTCCGTACTCCTTAACGACTTTCGGATCCTCGAACGCTTTGGCCACGATGTCGATCAGTGGGCGGGCCAGTCTGTCGGTCACGGTTTCCGGGATTTTGTCAGGCATTATTTCGACCTTTTGGCAGTCGCATCGCTCGCCCGGATCGAGGTGTGCGTTGCAGTGCTCGCATATGTATTGGTGCATCGTTGCGCCTCCTTTCGCTTTGAATAGCAGTGGGGGCATATATAGCCGGTTTCTGGTATCTGCGCGAAGATGCTCACGTTCCACGTCTTTCCGCATCCCACGCATCGGGCCTTCATATTGCCCCGGCAGCCTGTAAGGTTGCCAGCAGGTTGTCCATGAGTTTGCGCCTGTACTTCTTGCGGACTCGGGCTTTCTTGGCGTGCTTGTAAAGGTGCCACCACTTCGGAGGAGGAGAGGCCGCGAGCATGGCCGCATCCATGAACTTGTCCTTGTGTTGCCTGAAGGCTTTGGCCAGCGACTCGGTGAGCTGCTTGACTGTCTCGACCACCTTCCGGAAGATCTCGGCCAGTATCTCAGCAGCGCGCTTCATTGAGGCGATGAACTCTTTCGCCCACTCGGGATCTGCATCCGGTTTAATGGATGCCATGGCAGAGGCGAGGGCCCTGTTCTGATCCGGATCCATGTCCGGGAGCTCCTCGGTCACGACAGCCAGCAGTTCGGCCTCTTTGGTTCTCTTTGCCTCGTATTCCTTTTCCCATTGGATGTACTCGTTCTCAGCCGCTTGGATCTGCTCGATTGTCAGCTCGTTGGTGTATAAGTGAGCCCCGTCGTCCTTGAAGTCAGCAGAAAACTCGACATAGTCGACAGGCTCGAAGCCGATGGTCGCGATCCTGATGTCCTCATACTTCACGCCGTTGGCCATGCGGTTCTTGAGTTTGCGGGGTGTGAGGTCGTCGGTCTCCAGCCAGTTCTCGCCGTCGCCTTTTTCGCTCCAGACAGTCCACTGGAAGGCCACGCGACTGACCGGGATCTCGTTGATAAAAAACTGCTTTTTCATGGCTTTGCTCCTTTCGTATGTATTAGACTGCCGACTTTTCGGCGACCGGTGGGGTAATTGGTTTCTGACTGAATAAGTAAGAGATCGGGAGAGTGGGGAAAAACTTCTCTTGCACTGCGAAGGCTTTGCCGATCGGGAACTCGCCCTTTCCTTTGAGCCAGTTGTTGATCGTGTCGGGTGATTTGTTCACCACCTCCGCGATGTCTTTTGGTGTAATACCTTGACGTTTCATCTCAGCGATCAAATTAGGATATGCCATTTTCTTACTCCTTTCTTGGTTTTTATTCTTCCGATACATCGGAACTTATCTAAAATTATAACCGATATGTCGGAAAAAAGCAAGCCCTTTTTTGAATAAATTCCGATAAATCGGAAATAATTCTTGAATAAGAGCTCGCTTAATGTTAAAATTGAACAAGCAAGGAGGTGCTGGAATGTTCAAAGAAAACGTAAAAAAAATGCTTAACGAGCGCGGCATGAAGCTGGGCACGTTGGCGTCATCCATCGGGATCAGCTATTCAACGATGGACAGCATCATCAACGGGAATGTCGACGAAATGCGGATTGGTGTGGATAAGGTTCTGGCGATAGCTGAATACTTTGGTGTGACTGTCGAGGAGCTATATGGCAGGCCCGTTGTTCAAAAATAGAGGAAGTGCCCGCTCGTATTGCCGGCTTATCTGCCGAGGAGTCGGAGCTTATAAGGTTATGGCGTGATGCGATGCCCGAAGGAAGGGCAGCCGCTAAGGCCGTTCTCCTTGCTTATAAAGGGGCGTCAAAAAACGAGTCGGTAATATAATTTATTATGATTTCACACGCAAGCCGCCCGGTTCTTCAAAATAAAAAAAGCCTCCCGCATGGGAGGGAAAGGAGTGTATCAAAATATGGGTTTCAGGTTCAGAAAAAGCATGAAGATTTTACCCGGCGTTAGGCTTAATCTTAACGCAAAGAGCGCAAGTGTATCATTCGGCCCGAGAGGGTTGAAGCACACGATCAGCACCACCGGGAGAAGGACGACGACCGTCGGCATCCCGGGATCTGGTATTTCTTATTCATCGTCCAGCAGCTCACGGCAGACATCCGGAGACGCTGGCCATATGTCCGATCAATACATAGAGAGGGATCCGGCAGCCGTGTCGCCAAAAAGCAAGACGGTCACGCTGCTGCTCTGCATATTCCTCGGTTATTTCGGCGTCCATCGGTTCTTTGTAGGTAAAAAAGGAACCGGACTACTGTGGGCGCTTTCCGCTGGCGTGTTCGGTATAGGCTGGATCGCTGACACAATAACCATCGCCCTCGGATGGTTTTGGGACGCTCAAAAACTGCCAATAAAGAAGTGAAGGAGGTGGCACCGTGAAGGCTGTCATATATGCACGTTATTCATCACATAATCAGCGCGAGGAGTCGATCGAGGTACAGCTGCGCGAGTGCCACGAGTTTGCCGAGCGCAACGGGATGTTTGTCATCGGGGAATACTGTGACTGAGCTCTCACTGGAAAGACAGACAAG